ATATTGCCGAACCTGGAGGCAGATCAATCGCCGTGCCATAGTTGTTCTTCTTAGGCGTCTTAGGCGCAGACACACCAGGTGCATAGTCGGTAGCACGAGGAAAAGCATCATAAGAACCAGGGTCAACCCCCCTAGTGTCCATAACAAAACTTTTCGGTCCTGGTCTTCTTGGCGCAGGATATCCAGCTCTAATTAACGCAGCTTCGGCTACAGATCTAGGTGTACCTGGCGCAAATTTCATCGAACCTAAACCCAGCTGTCTTTTTATACCCAATAATTCTAATCACTATCTAGTTTGATATAAAAACGTGTGAGGTTAAACCCTGGACCAACTACTCCTTTGAGCGTACGCATGATCCTACATGCCTCCTCGTGGCTTTTAAAACGCTTAGCTTTTTCCCTGTCAGATGTAAAAGCAACAAGTTGTTTCTTTTTTTGATTTAGACAGTCGTATACATATCCTTTCGGATGCGTAAGAACCCAAATTTCCTGGAAACTAAGCAAAGGCATAGCTTCTGTGTCGTACTGGGTGTACAAACGACCTGTTAACTTTACATGTGATTTTAATTTTGTCTTATCTTTTACAGTTTTTACTTGTACTGTAGCTGTTAAAGAACCTTTTTCTTTCATTTGTTTTTTCAGTTTTCGTGCAGCATTCGCTGCTTCTAATGGTTTGTCAAAAAATTTGGTTGTCATCAAGAAACACTCGTTGGTTTGTACGCAACCCACATAACCGCTGTCTGTTTTAGCGGTGAACACCTCTTTGCCCTTGGATTCAGGCAGCCATACAGTCAGCATTACTTTTCGGCCCAGGATTCGGCAACGTTAGCATCGCATTTTACTGGGACCTTACGGAGAACCGACAAAGCAGCCTCTTTCATTTCTGTCTCCAGTATCACCTTATACTCTTCTGCTTTCTCTTCCAGTGCCTCGAAGATTAGCTCATCGTGAACTGTGGCTATAGGTCTAAACTTTTGATTCACATGCTTACCTAGATTTGCAATTGCTATCTTTAAAATATCTGCACCAGCACCTTGTATCAAGGTGTTTGCACACGCACTCATTGTTGCATCGTCGTAACTCAACAGCCTTCTGCGACCGATGGGAGTCCTTACATATGTCCAACCGTCATCCACCATGGCACTCCGTTCTCTGTGCCACTCCCTTAGTCGAGGGTACGCCCTGTGGAAACCAGCGTGAGCAGTCTTCGCTTCACTCAAGGTGATTATATTCCCTGACTGAGCACTATATGTTTTGTATTTTCTGAACCCCATGCCGTACAACAATGCAAAGTTCAAAGTCTTGCCCATTTGACGTTGCTGCTTTTCAACTTTGTCAATCTCAACATGGTAAATGAGACTCGCTGTAAGACTGTGTAAATCTAACCCTTCGTTGAAAGCTTTGATCATTTGGGGGATGTTTACAAGCTCTGCTGCCAGTCGTAATTCGATCTGCGAGTAGTCAGCGATTATAAATTTGTAACCAGGCGTCGGTACAAAGCACTCTCTAAATTCTTTATCTCTTGGAACTTGTTGAATGTTGATGCCCCAAGTTTCTTTTTTCTTTTTGCCAGTGACTCTTTTAGATCCTGAGCTTGTAAATCTTCCGCTGTTTGCTCCGTAGGTGTTGTACCCACTGTGCATTCGGTCTGATATGGGGTTTATGTTGTCAAGAATTTTTTCAACGTGAGCTAAGGCTGTCTCAATTTTTGTTCTCTTTCTGAGGAGATTGAGCGTAATATCTTCGCTGTCAAACTCTGAAAGAGCTACCTGCGACAGTGTCTGTTTTCCTGTTCGATCATCAATTGGTAAAGCAGTGCCGATTTGGTTGAAGTATTTGACGCATTGAATATTTGATCCAGGATTAAATTCCTTTTTAGCGTTCTTTCCCACGGCGATAGATCCGTCATCCTGTCTCGGTAATTTGAATCCATCAGGAAGTCGATCATCAAGAGACTCACAGAACAATTTAGTCGCTCTGTCAAGTTCTTGCTGCTTCTTGGCTTTTAGTTCTCTTACTTTACTGACATCTACACCAAAACCATAGTGACACATTAACGCCACTGGTCGTATGACCTTACTCTCTAAACTGTAGACCTCAACTAGGTTTTCAGAAGCCAGTTCAGCTAATTGAATCTTCGCAACCTGTGGGAGGATATCTACGTCCTTTGCTGCGTATTCGATCTGTTCGATATCTAAGTCAAGCTTGCTCCAGTCCGAAACTTGTTGTTCTTTTGAGATTTCTAAATTCAATCTCCTATCAACAACTGCCTTGAGGGAACAGCTGATTTCCCCGAAGAAAACCTTCTCAGTTTTCGGAGACACTTTCTTTTCTTTGGAACCAGCTACTAAACAACGTTCGGCTATAAATGTGTCAAATATTTTGTGTTTAAAGTCGATACCTAATTGAAGTAAGAACTGGAGATCAAAGTTCAGGTTGTGTCCCAGAATCATTTCGCGTGATTCGATCAACGCTTTCAAACCATCGATGTCTTTGCATTTGAATAAATCAATAACATAAACCACACGGTCTTCTACATCTGCCTGGGTCGTACAAAGTTGAAGAAGACGAACGTCACAAACTCTTGCGTCTAGTCCTGTAGTTTCCGTGTCTAAGCAAAGCTTGGGGATTGTCCACAACTCTGTGAAGGCTTGTTCGAGCTGGTCCCGCGTGGTTATGTAGCGAAGTTGCATGGCATTAAAAAAGGGCTGCTTCCGTCGCAGCCCCTGAATGTTAGTCCGCTTTTGTCAGACCACTCGCTCTTCCCAATAAGAGTAAATAAACTTCTCAGCGTCTCCCCAGATCTCATTAAGCTCCTTTCCTTTGCTGCTGAGGTTGACTTCGTAGACGGTTCTACAAAGCTGTTTCTCGTTCTCGGTAAGCTCCTTGTCGTCAGAGCCCCAGCTCGTTTTTGCCGTCGCCTCAGCGAGGCCATTCTTCACTAGGTACTTCAACCCTTCTCGCAAAGCGTTGTACAACGGAGAGGCGTGAAAAGTAGTACCTCCCTTTTCTGCACGGGTCACAATCGGGACAAAAGATTTACCGTCGTCCTCGAAGCCTCTAAAGATCGTGGAGTGCTCAGTAATTCCTTTGTTCCACGCTTTGTTTACTTGCATGACCGCAATGTCGCGCAGAGTTGTTGGTCGTCCGCTCCCTACAGCCTCAATAATCATCGCCGCTCCGATCGAGCCAAGCTTCTTATGAGTTAGGAGATAGTCAAGACACTCGATCGCCGGAGCATCCGTAGCCTCAATTTCATGAAGACGTCGAATTCCTTTTCTGCGCTGACGTGCTTTAGGTTCTGGAAAGTCTTGCTGATGTGCGGGAGCTTGGATCGCAAGCTTGGCCGCAAGAGCAGCGAGTTCAGGACGTTGCTTTTCAATGCTTAGATCGAATAGCTTCTTAACGCTTACTTGCCCTTTGCTCAAGTACTTGCCGATGTCAAGCTGGATTGAAGGAGTACCTGCTGTGGCAAGCAGTGTCTCAGCTTCAGATTGTTTCAAACTGATTCCATTCAGATTGAATTGGACATTCATTGAAAAAAAGTTCAACTGCCAGTCAGCTTACGGTTCTTGAACATTCCGTCAACTACAAAGCAACCTCGTATGTCACTCTCAATATCGTCTATTAATGTGCATATATCGCATGTAGAGCACAGAGTGCTTTTACGTAACTCCTTGAGGTTAGACACTCCGAAATTTTTAATGATGTGTTTATCAATCAGTACTGTCTTCTCCTTATCTGTAATGTCCTCTGTAGTAAGGTTTATCACATTAAACAACTCAGACGATGAAACATAAGTGACGATGAAACTCTCGAAGGACATACTCATCACATCAAATTCATCGCTCAGCAAACAGATTGTTAGCCAACCTTTTAGTTCACTGTCACACGCATAGTCTCCATACTTATTACCAAGCTCGTTTATCCACTGGTAATTTTTTGTGAGACTGTTCACTTTTAGAAAGTGAGAACTATTTAAAGCATACATCGTTTTATCCGATTGCCTTCTGAAATATCTCAGACATCTCTGTGTCGTTAGAAGTGTTTACAAGAACGACTTCATCACAGAACTTTTCCATCGACTCTGACTTCTTACCAATACAAAAACCACGCACATCGATTTTATGAGAGTCCACAAATTTGTTGAACTCTCGCACATGTCTGTCTTCGACCTCGCACTCCCCATCGGTAATGATGAGAATGTCGGCTTTGGTCATCTCTGGTTTCAGTTGTCGAGCGTCTACCATCACTCGATTGAAAGAAGTGCCACCTGATGTGCCCCATTTCATAATAAATTTCAAAAGGTCGTCGCTGTCTTTTGTATTTGGTTTGATATCGATTGAGTCTGCAATAGTACTGTTGAAAAGACGCACGTAAATTGGACGATTGTTGTTAGTGCATTCTTCAACCACGCAGTAAGTGAGAGCTTTAGACCACAGTTCGTCATCACCGTGCATAGATCCACTTACGTCAACGTACATAACGACAGGACCTTGCTGGACATTTTTACTCTTCGCTTCGAAGTCTTTGCACAGCATTGTTTTCTGTGCATACTTCAGGGCGAAAAGAGCCTTACCTTCATCCGTGGCTGCTAACGCAAGCTCAGACGGAAATGTTTTAGTGATGTTGTTGGAAAGTTCAGCCCCAACAATATTTGAATAATTAGATTTGACTGTTCTTTCCCTTTTGCGTTGAGTCCAAGCAGCTTTAAAAGCGCCAAGACGATCGATAAACAGCTGTAAGAATCGGCTGCTTTGAAGTTTCTTGGCAAGTTTTATCTTGTCATCGATGTTGTCGAGCTTATGACCAAAACCATCACCATTGCCTGCCAGCTTCGACATTGCGTTTTGCTGGTCAACAGCATCCTCGTGAGCTTTCTCGATACCCTTCTGGATACTTGCCTGCTTGCCTTTGTGAAGAGCGTTGAGAATCTCCTCCATTTCTTCACCGATTTGCTTGCCTTTTGCTCTCAACTCTGCAGCAGACTTGCTGTCACCCTGTTGCATAGCGTCAACGAACTGAGAGCGAATCTGCTCCAGCTGCTCTCCTTTTTCAGCCAAAGCATCTGTAAGAACCGTGTCTTCGCCAAGCATATTTTCTACTACTTGACCAAGCTCATTCAATATGTTGACTGCGTTGTTACCTGAGTTGAAGTGATCACCAAGGCAGTGTCGTTGCATTGTGTGATACACAGGACTGTTCATTACATCCTCCAGAATCAAATGCCACAGTGCATTTTCAGGTTTGTACCCGCGTGGGTACTCAACGCTTTGTCCATCTTGTTTAGCCCGAAAATATTCTTCTACCGCGTCGAGACTCACTACAGGATCAACGTCTCCACCCATGTAGAGGAACTCGAACAGTTCTTTTCCAAAACGTGAGAGACGTTTGATGTCAAACCGATCAGCCAGATATTGAACGCGAGGTTTCATCTCACGAACAAAAGAGGGCCAAAGAAAATCAGTCATGGCCCCGACTTTCAGAACAAGAGGAGGCTCAGTGTTGAGGCGAATAGTTTCGTTTTGCATGTTCAATCGTTTTTGAAACGTGAGATGGTGGTGGTGATGGTGCTGATATTGACGTCAAGTTCACGAATAATTTTGGTGAACTTAAGGCGTGCAGCTGCGGTGAATTTAAGGTTGCCGTTATCTAACTCTTCTTCTGCTTTTTGGTTCAGTAACTTTAACTCGCGAAGCATGTCTCCGAACTCTGTGACTGCTCGGTTTAAATCACCGACACTGGCAGTTCTGTCGTTGATCGATTGTTTAGTCGATTCGAATCTACGCATGGTATTTTGAGCTGCTCTTTTAACACCAGCCATAAACTCTTCCGCAGTTGGAACAACTTGTTTAACGACCTCATTGATGTCTTCAATTTCGTCAGGGTTGGTGTAAATAATATGTTTTAAGGTCTGATGAAGCATGGCAGCGTGGACCTCTGTCTCACCCTGAACGACAGCCCAACCTTTCATAAAAGAAAGAATTTGAACTCGTCGACGATCAGACACTGAGATACCTCGTGACTCCAACATGTCGAGGATTTCTGCAAACTGATCGATGAAAGCATCAGGCACAGTTGTTTTCGCAGCTTGTTTCTGAAGCTCAACCAGATCTTTGTAAGTCAAAGTTGACTGAACTTCAGGGCGACTATTTTCGTTGTCCTGAGCCACCGCCCAACGCATGAGCGTTCGTTTATGTGTAGGTGATTTCAACCCAGTAATTGTTGGACGAAACAAGAAGCGATCACAAAATGCCTGAAGTGCTTCTTCAGTTGGGAACGAGTTAGTCGCAGCGACGATCGACTGTATCTCAGTGTCGATAGCTTGCTTGCCGTTATTAAATGTTCTTTCGTTCAGGATCTGCAGCAGGGAATTTAAGACAGCTGAAGAACCTCTGAACAACTCATCAAGAAAAGCAACGTTGCAATCTGGCAGATAACCAGAAACATCGCGGGTGTACTCGTCTTTGAGAAGTTTGCTGACAGCGACAGGACCATACAGTTCTGATGGATCTGTGGTTGGGCTCAGCAAATACCCGAAATACTTTGATCCGTCGAAGCCACCAGTAATTGCACGAACCAGCTCAGACTTACCTGTTCCTGGCGGACCAAACAAAAATGCATTCTGTTTAGTTATGAGGCTTGTCAGTAGACCGTCGATAACATCTGATCTGTCAAGGAACGATCCGTTCAGTGAGGCACGAAAGCTCTGGAAGTTGGTAAACAAAGTGTTGTTCATTTGATTGATGAAGGGTGATTAGTTTCAGGTGAGCTTAGTCGACTTAGCTAAGTCGACTCAGAAATCTACCTCGAACGATTTGTTTTCGTCGATGGCTTCCTGTAGAGAAACAGTAGCGTCGGCGATAGCGTCAGATAAAGCCATTCGTTCCTCAACCTTCTGAAGAAGCCTCGAAAGATGTTTCGCACGGTGTTTGTAGATAGATGTTTCTGTGTCAATCTTATCTTTCAGAAGAGTTAACTCTTCTTCTGTCTGACAACCAGCGAGGTCTCCAATCAGTGACTGGTAAGTTCCAGTCAAAGCAACGGATTTTTGAAGTTGTTCAAGACCCTTAGATGACGAAGCCTTGAGCATAAGGTTCTTAGCTTCATCTGCGATGTCTTGCCTGACATCTGTATAACGTTGAAACGCAGCAGCTCTGACTGAACCAGACGACGGATCGCGCATAAGTTCTCCAACTTTGAGAAGGTCTTCACAAAGCTTCGCCATGTCCACGAGCATTGGATTGTGTTTAGCAGCAAGAGATATCTCTTGTGCGATTATTTGCCACGTACCCCGCTTCTTAGGGTTATCGCTAAGCACTCGCTCTCCTACTTTGTTTGCAGGGCGTGCATCCAAATCGTCCAGAAGCTCTGCGATTTTACCCAGACTCGAATCAACTGCTCCCTCTCGGGCGGCTTTGAGAACCTGCTCAGTATTTATCGAAGCTTCGTTGGCGATAATCTGTTGAACATCTTGCGGGTCATCACAACGTTCAATAACAGCTGGGTAAGGACCAACGACGTTTACAGAAATAGGATTACTGTATTCTTTCTGTGTCGGGAAGATGCGTAGATACGCTTCTCTTACCAACGCTAACTGTTCTTCGTCTGTAAATAAAGGAGAGAAGAAGTTATCAACTGTTTGTTTCCACTTCTCTAGTTCTTCAGCCCACGCTTCACGAAGTTTGGCATTAGAAGTTGATGCATGCTCCTTGATTTCTTCGATGCGTTGCTTTGCTTCGTCGAAATAATCAGCGTGGAGAAAGTGAACATCACCGTGGTGAATAGTGCATCGGTCGTAAAGATATCTTTGCATGAGCCGAAGCTCATCAAGTGATTTCTTAAGTGCTTGAGAAAGGTTGGGTCGAATCGAGATTGAGTTAGCTTCCCGAAGTGTCTCTACAACATCCTGAGGAAGTTTGTAGTCTTCGAAAGCAATCTGTACACTCTGCCGAACACTTGCGCTGATCGAGCAGTGAAGAATGAAAACTTGATCTTGGTTCATTTGATGTGGCGGAATTGTGTGCTGATTTGACTGATAACAAACTCATGATCTTTGATCTTGAGCTTCTCGATGATCGACTTGCGCTCGGTTCGAGCGAGTTTCAACTCTTGTTCGAGCCTTTCGATTCTTGTGTCGATGTTTTCGAGTTTCTTATCTGGTGCGGGTACGAGCGAAGGTTTTACAACCACAAGCACTTTGAGGTCTTCAAAGCGAAGCGGATTGTTATCTCCTTTGAAAGTATCGAGAGGAATCTCACGCGACGTGGCAACCAAAAGATCGTTGTGAAGAGCTTTGCGAGCTGACTCGTAGGGCTCACCGAAAGTTTCGTTTACGGCCACCAATGCTTCGTCGCACTCGCTCCACTTAAGAGCAGTGTCGTGACCTCGGTTGATGAGTTCAGAGAGTTTCATACAAAAGACTGTTGATGTACATTTGAGTGACTTGGTTTGTCACTGAGAGCAGTGTATGCCAGGAGTTAGCTGGTGTCAAGCATTTTACAGGATGTAACTACGGATACCGTGATGAGATACCAAACTCAAAAGTGTTAATAAAAAAACTTTTCTATACAAGAGATTGTTTACCATCGATTGACGTTTGTTTACGTTAGTTAAATAAGCTGAGGTCTATTAAATACCTCAAGACCGTCCGTCGTTCGCACGAGACTCCTATAGAAGTCCTTTTGATGCTGTGACTGACTTGTCTCCGTTGTACCTACCTGACTCTCGGTAACTTGTTGTCGGTGTCGCTGCCATTCTTTGCCAAATGATTTGACCAATCCGCATCCCAGGCCACAAGAACACTGGATGACTTCTTCTTGCGTTCTTTAACTCAAGCGTAAGAACACTATTGTTAAATCCAGGATCTATATAACCGGCCATCAAATGTTCGATTCCGCTCCTCGCAACTGAGCTTTTGAGTGCAAACTGACCCGCTACGTCATCAGGGACGTTAAAAGTTTCAAGAGTGTGAGCCAAAATAAACTCTCCTGGATCAAGTAAAAAGGGTGTGTCTCGGTTGTAAATAGAGATATCAAATGCTCTGAAGTTTCTTTGATCTTCGACTTCGAGTAAAACCTTGTCGCCCAGACGAACATCGAGTGATGCCGGGTTGATTAGTGTCGAGTCAAAAGGAGTTACTAATCCGCCCAAACACATACGAGCAATTTCGAAATCAGGCAGGATCATTTATGTGAGCGTGGGTGATCTCGGGAACACTATAGTCTGAGAATTGATGCCACAGAGTTAAACCTCGATGAGTTAGATCAATTTGAAATGATTTCTTATCTACGAGAGACCGTTTCAGCCAACCCAGCTCTTCGAACTTGCGAAGGTGTCGTCCAATTGAAGATGCAGACATACCGAGCGTGGGAGGGTATTTAGCAACTTGAGACTGGTCAACACCCACAGGATATTCTTCACAGACAAGAAAGAACAAACGCATCGCAGACGGTGTAAGTTTGTGCTCGTCAACAATTCGCATGAGTTGAGACAATTTCATCATTCTTGATGGAAGAAGTGAGCAGGTACGCAGTGCCAGGTGTCACCGACGACAGTGTGCATGTAAATGTATCTGCGATGATGGTTGACCCGACATTCTTGTCGAGCTTTCGAGTTTGCTACTTCAACCATGATCCGCGTGGTTGCCATGCAAAGGACAAATCCTGCCAGTCCCGCGAGACCAAACGTGAAAAATGGTGATAGGTTTTGGTTGTTCATTTGTGTTACAGAGTGAACTACAAAGAAGAATGTGCAGTGTTAAAGTAGCAATTACTACAGTTTGCAAACGTCATGAACGCTGCTTTCCTGCTTCACCTCAACCGCAACAAGGCTCGTGCCCATCGCGCTGAAGTGAAAAACCAACTCGACCGCATGATGATGGAGAACGCTGTGGTCAAAGAACAAGTTCTCGTCTATCGCGGTGTCCCTTACGTGAAGCTAACCACTGAGCTGGCGTGAGAAGTCTGACGCCAAAAGAATACGTTCTAGAGCCTTCAGTCCAGCAAGGGTTGAAGGCTGTAGTTCGTATGCTCGTTCGAGCTTAAGCTTCAGATCATTCTTGATGTTTAAGCGTTCAGTAGGCGCGATGCTATCGAGCATGAACAGAATTGCCTCTGTGTAAACCTCATCAGTCGTTGACATTAGATTCTTTGTGTGAAGGGCGTCTGACTGTGACCCAGTTTGGATCTTGATCAAGTAAGTAGAAGTTGTATTGAATACCTTCTACATCACTCGGTGTTCTAACATAGATCCTCCCGTTTCCATATTGGATGTCGTGGAGATTGTCACAAGCCGTTTTGAAAATGCACCGCAAGCGAGATGCAAAAGCTTGAGTGTTAAAGCCCTGGTGATTCATCCTGACGTGTTCGTCAGTTATCTCAACGATGCGTTTGTCTTGGAAGTAGATGTCGATGCGAGATTGTATCTCAGTCTCAGGTAGCCAAGGGAACTTAAAGTGATCCACTCGGTACTTGCTGGCCTTGAGATCACACCCTGTGAGAATTGCATTTGAGAGTTTCTCGTCGATCTTAGTTGTCATTCGCCTGGATCCTCCTCCAAAACTTCCACGAGATGGTTGTACAACTTGCTTTGAATCTCAACGATCTGTGCCTGAGCAGCAGCAACTGACCACCAGTTACCTTTCCTCAGTTCATCAAGATCATCATCAAGTTTCTGAATGAGCAAGTTGATGTCGTACTTAGTTAGTTTCATGATTAGATACGGAGCAAACGTGCAATGAAACGAGCGAGAGTGTGACGCAAGCGTGGTGACTTGTAGATGTCAGTCGTCACGAAGTTGTTCTCACTGATGCGCCAGGAGCGTAAGGTCATGTTGTTTTGATGGGATTGTGCCAACGTTGGCAATATAAAAGCAAAATGCAGATGGTGTCAAGTGATGATGTTCAAACGAAACCAACTGAATACCTGTTGACGTCAGGTTGATCTTTGAAGTGTGCGTTAACCACAGCAACAGCAACGTGGTCACACTCTGTGTCTCGCAGACCGAACTCCACGAAGTCATTCAGAACCATGTAAACACGGCGTAGACCTGTGTGCGGATCTTGTGATGCTTTGAGTGCTCGCTGGCAGCTGGTGTTGATCAGATCAACAACTTCTTGCGGTGTGTCTAAGTAACACTGCCAGTCTTCACGAGACATCGGAAGTTTGTAAGTTTTAGCCATTTGAAATTAGGTGTTGGTTTGATTTATGTACGCGTCACAAGGACGGTGCATTGTGTAATACTTTGCGTTGGGATCCTCAGAGGAGAATTTGTTGATAAGTTTGATGGCCTCCTTGTTAGTTTTGCACTCAGCGACAGTTTCAATTTGAACCCTGCCTGCTGAGTTAAAGCTGCGCTTCTGGATATAAAGAACCGTCTTAGCTCTGTGGTTGCGTTTCAAGTGCAGCTCCTGAATTCGAGTCGTTTGTAAAGGGATTCGATCTCGTCACTGGTGAGCAAGATCTTCTCGTCCTTCGTGTCGATGTAGGTTAGCTTGCCGTCCTTCTCTCCTGGCTGGACACCCGACCAAACTTCAACAGCATGTGCAAGAAAGTTAGCTTCTGTTGTAGAAAGATCCATGATCATTCCCATAATTGAACCAAGTTAATACTAGAGAGAAGAGAGTAATGAGATCTACGGTTAGACGTACTTAGCGCCAGTCCCGTGAGCCTCTACGAAGATGTCAGTCTTGGCACCATCGCAGAGCTTACATGTCGCACAAGTTGCCTGACTGTTGTCAGCCGTGGCAGGGCAGAGTTTACCACTGTATGCCTCACCACCTTGCGGGATCACAGCAAATGTTTTCCAGCCGTGAGCTGTTGCATCTAAGTAGTCAGCCATGCCATCACACGATGCTTGAAACAAACCTTTGCACCATTGTGCCCATGGTTGTCTCCACTGATGTGTGTAACCAGTGTGACCAGCAGCATGTTTATTGAGTGCTTTAACTAAGTAGCGATCGATGATGGATGGATCGCCGTAAGCTCCCCACCTGATGCGCTTGCCTTTGATGTCAGCCAGATCAAGGTCGGACAAGTTGCCGTAGCTACCACGTTTGTAAGCTTTCCAGATACTGTTTGGGGCCTGACCCACATTTACATAACAAGAGCGTGAACCGTCAGATTGCTTGCGGTGTGGGCAATCTCCGCAGATTGTGTAGTCTGCTCCTGTTGCGATAGCTTCCACAGGATTCACACTCTCGTTAAGAATCCAGACCTGAAGCATCTTCCCGGTCTTGCGATTGTTGCTGTTCATGGTCATGATCACCACGAAAGGTTTCCCGTCAATAGGAGAGAAACCACGCTGAAGAACGTAGCCGTTTGGTTTAGCCATTTGATTGTTGAAGTGAAAAGTCTTCTGTGAAATTAGATGGATACTTGAAATCATCATCAGCAACGTCGTTCACCCATCGAACAAACTGTTCGTCGTCGGTGATACCTTGCTTCTGATCAAATACAACACGGTCGTAAACAATCGTGCGAGTGATAATGATGCGTTTGATTCTCTTAGCCATCAGCATTACCTCCGTTCAGTTTGTTAAAGCCAAACTTCTCACGTTCCTCAGCACGATTGCGCTGTGCAACACGAGCGACATTCTCCATAACTTTGAGAGTGTCTTCGATCTTTGAACCGTCTGGCATACGAGTCAGAATCTCATTGAAGAGAGGAAAGAATTCATCAGCAGCTTTGCTGATCTCATCCACAGTCAGCGGAGAATTCTTGTCAGTCATGATCATTGTCCGTGATAAATTCCAGGTAAGCGTAGAAGTATCTGCACCACATGGGAGTGTGTGCATCAGCAACTAACGTTTGATGGTGTGCATCATTCAGTTGCGAATAAGTCAACTGTGTGAGCATCTCAGGGTGTGATTCTTCGACCCATTCTTCATACTCAAGCGGCGAATAAGGTTCGTCGTAGAGATACTGAGGCGTGGGATCAAAGTCACTTAAATACTCTTGGTAACGTTGTTGTAAATCCATGGTCAATTCTTGAATCCTTTAGGTGCCCAAGGTGGTGCAGATTTTGAAACAGGTGCAGGCTTAGATTTAATTACAACAGAGCCAACATCAGCATCGTCATCATCATTGTCCTCGAAAACTTCGGGATAGTTTGCTTTCACTTGCTTGATCAGATCTGCATCTGAGGTTTCAGCAAAGCCATCAATCATCAGCTCAACGACAAATTCGCACAGTTCGTTGACAGATAAATCCATCACAGCTGCATAGCAGTAGTCCTTGATCAGCTGGTTGCGTTGTTCAGGAGTCATGATCAGCGGAGGTTAGGGTTACGTTCAGTGGCAGACAGAGAGGGATCAGGTTGATCGTCTTGCCACTCTGCAAAGCTTAGTGACTCATAGCAATCACCATGCGGATTGTTGACATAAATGTCAGTTTCGGCACGGGATCGAGCGTCAATCTCGACAGTCTGACCATCAGGAAGAGTAACAGTCAGAATCTGATCGTAGTTCAGTTGGATGTTCATGATTCAGTCGAGTTTGCTTGAGCAGTTTGAAACTTACAAATCATTTGATTACACAATGTTTGTTCGTCAAAGTTGAATTCATACTCCTGTTGTTCCAGACAGTAATAAAGAAGTTCGATCTCGTCGTTGTTTAATTCAATAATCATGATCAAATTTCCTCCATGCAATCAGGCACAAATGCAACACATTCTGCGATGAGCTTTGTGTTGCTTAGCTTCTCAAGTCTTGCTTGAGTTTCATCCAGGTCATCAAGACCCATCTCGTCAGCGCACTCTATATAAGAGTCGATCAAGATTTTGCGCTGGGCTTTGGTGATGTAAGTTGAAGCCATGATCAAGAAAAATAGGTGGCAAGAATAACTTCGTTGTAGTCAGAATCTTCTACATATTTGAGAAGAACTCCGCTGAAATAAGAGTCAGCGTGATACCCATCCCACTTTGCAAACTCGCTGTCAGGATGATCATTGTTTCGCATAAAGTCACACATAGCATATGTATAACCTTTGTAAGTTATGAAGTCTTCGTTCTCAAATTCTTCGTCGTTCAGGTAATCAAACTGCTGACGAATCTCAACAGCCTTCTTCTCACCCACATGCAGATCTAGCGTGAGACCAGACATAAGCTGGCGTGGATGATTGTTTGTCTTGATTGTGAGAGATGACATGATTATCAGAAAGTGTAAGTACCGTAAAAAGGAATGTTCTCAAAGTCTTTACCATCTACTGTTTGCTTCTTCACAAACCACTCGCCACGTTTCTGATAAATACTCTCACCCTCGAAACAAAATGTGCGGATGATTGCATTTAGTCGTGACTTTGTGGTCCTTGTTTGATACCCAGCGTCTGTAATTGTGAGGAAGGTTTCACCAAGGGTGGCAATGTGGTTGCCATGTAGATATACACGAGAGTGACCAGATTCTTGGTCGAAAGTAACCTCAGTGTTTGCAAGTTTCCAGTTCTTGCTGTTAATGAGGGCTTTGTTCATGAGAGTTTCGATCTTACGCATGTTTGGAATGAACGTAGAACAATTGGTGAAGGATTAGAGTCCTTCAATGAACCGAAAAGGCTCATGGGAGGATTCATAAACTCCAGAAAAGGTCATGATCACGGATGATCACAACATAAACTGAGGTAGAGCTGCTGTATCTATGGGTACTACAAGACTGCAAACCCTTAGACATAAGTCAACCCTACCCAGCAAAAACAAAAAAGAGCGCATAAAGCGCACAAAATGATGTCAAAAGTATTAAATTGTATGGTCTGAAGCAAAATGAGGATAGGAAGCTTTCCCCCTGGGGCCTGATGTACAGAGACACCACGCCTGTATGGGGAAGGTAACTAAAAACTGTGCTGCTGGGCTCGGACGATTCCGCCGATCAGAACATTACTGTTCACCCTCCACACCGGAACGCCGGACGTGTGGCAGTGCAGGCTATCCCTACACACCTGGCACATAACTATTAAGAAGAGCAGGAGATAACTAAAGCGAGGCAATTGCCACACCAGGGAGGAGGAACTCCTTTGCCCTTAGCTAATCCTGATTCGATTGTCGAGGTTCTGCCTTAGTTACATGTCCCGAAGGACTGAACAAAGCTGGTTGGATTGTGGGTCAGTTGCCTGACTTGTGAACCAAGTTACGGGATTGTGCCGAACTCGGCAAGAACTGGTGACAGTTCGAAGATTGTCTCCGGTGCTGAGGTCTCATGCCTCGCTCTCCCTTCGACACCATTAAGTAGACCACGGATCCGGTGACGTTGGTGAGAATGGTGTGCGGAGATGTGATTGGCACATTGTGTTCGCTCCTTGTAACTAAGAGGAACTGCGTGCGCGTGCGCGATTGTATCACACCACCCCACCGTGGTTCACCAATTGAAACAATGATAGGAGGAGACTCCCCCACCAAGTCACACTACCCCTTACTACATTTATCCATAAGGTATACTTATCCCCCCTCCCCGGCACCCCGCAATGTTGCCTTTTTTTACTTATTTGACATATACGACGGCGTGGGCGAGAAGGGTCTGGGTATCTTCTAGGTATTTTGGGGGTAAAAGTTCTAGGGTAGCAATATAATAACAGCGGCCTGAAAAAAAATCAGGCTAGCTAAACCGTACGAAAAGCTCCTCAGGGTGTTCTGGGAAGTAGTGCAGCGTGGCCGGACACAACCAACCTTCTTTTTTGCCGTATTTGTACCAAGCACCTCCTTGTTCGGGGTTTGTTTTGGTTAGTTTCCCGTGTGAACCAGGGAAATCAGACGAAGAAAAGGTGATTCGGTGCGTCTCTTGGGTCTTGTCACTGAATTTTTCGATGAATTCGTCGATGATTTCCGGTATGCCCGCCACAAACGGTTCGTTTTCAAGTCCTTTGTAGGGATCAGTGAAAGCCCATGTGCCATGGTGCCTGTAGATCTCGATAATCATCATGGAGTTGTTCAAGAAAAAACGGTGCGCTGTGCAAGCCGCAAATATAGCACCCCGTGGAGGCAGGTAGTTTATAAATACGGTTTAAAATAGATAAAAGTGCGGTAAGTAAAGTGCCTGCTCCTGAGTACGGATATAAATTTCTTGATCGTGAGTTAAACCGAGGTCGTGAATCTCAATCAGAGGGTTTGTATCGTCCGGCGAGTTCGCCGCGTCAAGGCCCACAGCAGATGCAAAGGCAGTTTCCTCTGAGTCCAGAGGCTTCTTCGTCTATGCAATATTTCGATGAGGCAGATTTTATAAGAGGTTCTATGTTGCCTCAGGTGTTCGAGGCACTTGGTGAACAAGGGCGTGATGATGTTATCAATGAAATCCGTGGTCGACGCAGAGCAGATGCTCGTCGTGCAGACAGGCGTCAACCCTTAATCGATTACGAAGAAAGGGTGCGTCCACAGGAGACTCGGGTGCCTTTCACCTCAGAATTTGTAGGAGGAGATGTTTATCAAGAAATAATTCCTGGTTTATCTAGCCAAATTGTTGATTCGAATGAGAAAATAAGAAATATAAGAACTCAACAAGGAGTTCAAAGCTTTCGTAATTTACTTCAAAAATATCCTGAATTAGATGCGTTTTATCGTCTGCCTGTAGAAAATTTCGGCAAAGTAGCTTCGCGTATTGACCCTAAGTCGTTTGAAAAGTATAAGCAGTACACAGATTTAGAACAAAAATACTCTGATCCCACAGCTCGTCAAAATCTTTATAGCCGTGTTATTAAGTCTTTAGGTGACGATGGTTATGATGCCACCCCAGAACTAGCGGAAGCAGAGCAGCTGTATACATCAGGAGACCCCAAGTTACAGCAGGCTGGTCGTGAGAAGATGATGGATCTTGGAGTTGATATTGCTCTAATCGAAAAACCTGCTTTTCAGGAAAGAAAACCAATCATCGGCGGCGGTGGGTATACAACACCTAAAGAAAGTGATGACATTAAATACATCAGACAGAGGGCTTCGGACGTAGATGAATTTTTGAGGAATATGGATTTTAGAACTGGGGACTTGCTTGAAAGAGAGTTTCCAGGAATAAATCGACCTGAATATTACACAGATACAGAAAGAACTTTTTATTCTCCCACAGAGTTTATTGATGAAATCGATGAGTTCGACGCAGACGGCTACAAAGTCAGCGTGGGTAGGGGGGTTAATCGAAATCGTCTCGAAGATCTTGAATCAATACCTGAGGATTATCCAGTATCAAGAAACGTAGTTAGGTTCTTGAAAGATAACCCCGGTTATGTAGCACAAGATGTGTTGTTCAAAATTGGAACTCCTGGGGAGGAGATGTCTTATACGACCCTAGAAGATTTGCCTGAGAATATGAAGCGTCCGATTATGCGTTACGTGCAAGAAGCATCGATGGCTGATAGACGAGCAGGATCGATGCTTTATAACCATCCGATGGATAACACAGACTTACTTGAGAGAGCTAGGGAGCAGGGTTTAGATGAAAAGACAAGTAGTTACTTAAGATCAGCTGCACCGTTTGAAGCTAAGAATGTTTTTGCTCCTTCTATTAGAGGGAAGGCATACACTTTGGCTGGTTACGGTCCTGTTTCTAGACAAGGTGATCAGCTTACATACATCGATATAGAAGGCAACGCGGTTCCTCTTCAAATGGAACCTCCTGAAAGTCCGTTAGTTGGTCGTGTTCTTGTCGATGAGCAAGGAGCTTTTTCTAGACCTGCGGCTCCTTATAGTTCTCAGCCAAGATTTTATTCAACCTTAGTTCCTGGTGTAACGCCCGATAACTTAGCTAACTTAGCTAAGGACATTCGACGCACACCTTCTTCTCTTGCGCCTGGTGTTGCTGATCTGATTCCTAGTGCTGAAGCTGTTCGCGCAGGTTATGAGCAGGGACCTGAAGCAATGGGTAAACAAATGGCACAGGATTTTGTTGCTGGTTTACCTGTTTCTGCCGCACTAACACCAGTTTTAGCTAATCCTGCAGTTGCTCCTTTGGCTCCTGGTGTTGGTTTAGGTTTAATTGGTTCTGCAGCTGTGGAAGCAGCGGATGAAGCGGTGCGCCAAGAGACGGGTGAAGGCATTGCTCCTAAGTTGCGTCAATTTTTAGGGACTCGACAGAGGACTGGTTTAGCAGATAAACCTTACGAGATTCCTACAAAGCCAGAACCCATCCCAACTCTGGGTATTGCTGAGCCTCGGAGTGGTCTTCAGAAGTTCAGGGATGAGATTCAGTTCAGGACTGATTTAGCTGGAGAACGGTTTAATCCACGGCGCGGTGAGTTTGGTCTTAGTGAACTCATCTTTGGACGCTAATGGACGACAGATCACGCGTTGAGTTCTCAGCCGACGTGGCCTCACTGCGTTTACTGAGGAAGTCTGTCGCGTATTTCTTAGAAAGGTGGCCTGGCGGTGATCCGCAGGAGCAAGTTTCGCTTGTCGCGATGCGTACTGAGTTAGATAAAGCTCTTTTAGAGTTGCTTCTAGACGAATAAAAGCTTAACTAGACTGGTAACAAAGGGATAGTTGGATGCTTTCGACTGAAGTACGGAAAAAGGCGGAATATATTTGTAATCGAATAGCAAACGGGGCGGAAGTACAAGTTTCAGACATGATTTGGATACAAAAATGGGCGAAAAGCAACCACAGTGTCGATTCGATGCTTCGTAGGGCCAGGAGAGAAGCTCTCAGAGGTGACCAAGCTGCCGGAGGGTTAGATCAATTTCTTGATGATATGGATATCGGCGATCCTGACCCCACAGATCACTTAGTTGGCCCGCAAGATCCAACTTCTATTGCTGAGTGGTTTACGTCTAAGCGCAAGTGGTTCGTAGATGACGAAGGGTTTAGAGATTAGACGAGCGTACACTAGGGCACATAGACTAAATCAGCGACAAAAAACGCAGTGCTTGACAAGCTTTTGGGTTCTTCTGTGTGGGAACCGCTGTCCAAGCTGTTTCCGCTAGTTAACCACGGTGAATGCAAATCTTTGATTTGTTGTGATGAACGCGGGTGCCGGGTGAACTACCAATTAATGGCTCATTTAACTTGGGACGAAGATGGCAACCTTCGTATCGACTAAACTAAATTTATTGTTTTTGTCAGAGTGTTGTGAGTATTCAAGACACCCGTGAACGTATTTTTAGAAACGGGCAGATCTACAGCCGCCCCCGTTTTGGAGGACCTGTTCATGGGCCAGATACTCGTCAATTTACTCCGGACCCAAATCCGTACGGTGTGGAGCCAGAGCCTCGTGGTTATGGACGCGGAGTTGATCCACGCGGTCCATCAATTACACCGGGCTCTAACCCGATGGGTGTATCAACGGAAATGCGCGGTCTAGATGAATTTAAAAAAGGTCTTGATGAAGTAAATAGCTTCATGCGTATTTATGAAATGTTAGATCCGCGTGGTAAGCAAGACGCATTAAAGGATTTACTGTTTCGCCCCACAGATAACTTTGATATAAGAAAGCCTGTTTACCGTCCTGAAGATAAGGTTGAAGTTCAGCCTTTGACTCCAGAGACTGGTAAGCGCGATTACTTGTATCAGTACCTTGAGCAAAACAAAGAAGTGATGGGTCCTAAGACTCAAATGTTTGGTCGTTATGCTAATCCTGATGATGGTACGCTTAACAACGACGAAATGGCGCAGTTGGATCCCACAGGTGAATTGCTTCTCCGTTCCTTACGTAAGGGCGAGATCGGTCCTTTAACTGATCCGAACATTCAAAAAGCTATTCGGGATCTGGAAAGGCAGAAATACAACCGTGGACGCGCTAGTTCGATGGACGGTGATTTGATGGCTGAGATGCCTCGTTACATTCGCGGTAGTTATAGACCGGGCGGTGTATTTGGATCTCCTCCACCTAATTTTGATTCACCTTTTATGGATGAACGTATTAAACGTGGTTTTGTCCCTATGACACCACCTGTACCTCGTAACGCAGGTCCGCAATTACCTGGATTTGTTTAGGGTGATTAAGCTAAAGTAGAAGATATCTGCTCAGTAGAAATATGGCACGTCAAGCTGGTGAAAAGTTTGATATCCGGAAGTTTGAAAAGTATATGCGGGACTATGACCGTACAGCTTTTGGTGCAGGTTCTGATAAGAAACCACCTACAGATCGTTTTAGTGGTTTAGATGTTCGTAAGATGTTCGACAAGGGTCGGGATCTTGGCGGCTCGAAGTCGGATGTTGCTCGATATGTTATTGACTACGCAGAAGAAGTTGAACCCTATTCAAGACAGGGTGGGGCCACGGAAGCTGCTTTGGATAAGCTTCGTGGTTATTTGAAAGACGAGGATTCAGATCAACCCGTAAGTGTTGACCCGATTCCTGCAGATGATGGTATTCCGGTTCCTTTCCCAGTCCGAGAAGAGGAAGCAACTTATGCTCCTTTCCGAGGATCTTATTTTGATTTCGTTGGTGGTGATCCTAGCAATCCTGCGGACTACTACATGGGTGATCCGGACAGGGGAGGTGCCACGCGATACTTCGGGGATGAGAAATTCTTAATTGAGGACGGCAGTCCCGCTGGTGTTGTGCCAGATGATATGCCAAGTTTCATGCAGGCTACTCAAAACCCTGCTTACCTTGAAACCTTTGGTTACGGTGCGGTAGATGGTGAGGAAGAAGATAAAGGGTATGAAACTGAAGAAGACCGTGTGTCTAAGCAGATGGCTGCGGGCTTACCTGCTATTGCAAATCAATTTGCATCACGAGCATTAGGTGCTGCTGGGTTAATCGTTTAATTTATTCGTAAGTTACAAGTTAAGTCGTAGTTTTAACGAGCGTGGCAGTAGGGGCTACGGTGTATTTACTTGTGTAGTGCAAGCTGCAATAAAAACGGGGAGAGCGCAAGCAGCAAGAGGTAAAGGGATGTGCAAGGGGTTTTAAAAAAAAACGACGTACCTGGCTGGCTAGTGCAAAATATTCTGTGGGCGCAGCCTTGCACCAAGAGTATGAAGCGGTATCATCTGTTTGAAACTGGATCCCCCACACTGTGATGTGCTGTAACACAAGACAGTGTCAGTTTCCGTGGATGGGCCGCTCTCGTGTACGGCGGCCTTGAAGCGTTATTTACCGACAATTAAGTCGCACTTGCCTTTGACTTTGCCGCGAAGATATAAAACCAATTTGACTCTTGCTTCTTCTGGAAGTCTTTGATCAACGAGTATTTTTGATGCTTGCTCTCGCCATCTTGCACAGGACATATACCAGTGAGAAGGCGTGTGGTTGATAATTACAACCGCACCTAAGAGAGCAAAAAGATGCACCCTAACCTCCCGCTACTAATGTAAATAGTAGAAGAATGCTAGGGAGCATTAAAGGACTTAATAAAAGAATTAATGTCCCTAATTCACTTAGTGTCATCCGTGTGATTTTTTATAGTCAGCTACTTTTCCTACGAGCTGCCATCCAGTGAACATGGCAATGTCAAACGAAGCGAAAGCGTTCAGAGACATATCAACTGCCCTTTTAACGTCAGGATGCGCGTAATCGTCGAAAAAGACCACCCCGCCAGGCTTAACCATAGGCACGTATAAAGTAACGTCACGAGCAACTGAAGTCGAATCATGTGCTCCATCGATATAAAGGATATCGATCCACGGTTCTTCACCGTAACGGTGGTGTAGATGTGGGTAAATTAAGTGTGAGTAACCTTTGATAATCTCAACTTTGCCTGCGTTATCAGATTTGGCGATGTTATCCCGCGCAGTTACTTCGAGCTGAGATAATCCGGGGTACTTCTCGGGCTCACGTAGATGTTCTTCGCTACCTGTAAAGGGGTCAATAGAAATAAGACGAGAATCAGGATGATTGAGATAAAAATCCGACCAAAAACAGCTCGAAGCACCTTCATAAACGCCGATTTCAACGATTTGGAGCCTCTTTGTAGCATCTAATTCGATTTTTTTGTCGGTGTTGTTGTTTTGTATTACATGTTCACTGTTTAGCAGGGCGTCGTACCACCCTTCGGTGAAGGTATAACGGTCACTCAGTTGTTTTTTGCTCTTGGTTTCGATTTTAACGCTGGTATTTTCTTTAAGCTGACCCATCAGGTCTTGGAAAGAGGATGCAGTCACTTGTCATCTTGTAAACATCAGCATGGTAACAGTCACAAACGGTTGAGCAACGGATTTTTTGGGGTATATTTCGCACGTCAGCCGGTGCTGGCACATCAGCTATAGCCTGAGTGGTGGAATCGGTAGACACAAGGGACTTAAAATCCCTCGACCTGCAAAGGTCATGCGAGTTCAAGTCTCGCCTCAGGCATTTCATTTTTTATGGCACTCCGAACTTCTACTTCTTGGGTTGAACTGACTTGCGATTGCTGTGGAGTCAAATTCAAACGCAGAGCTTCAGAACATCGTTCAAATCAAAAGAAAGGACGTACCAAAACTTTTTGTTCTGCTGTATGTGCTGGCAAGACGCCGCCTAAGTTTTACGAACGCAAGACAGAACCAGAACGGATAAAGGCGGCTCGTGCTGGACTAAGAGAGAAGTGTCCTAACTGCGGTGAAAGGTTTTTAGCTGTTGTAGAGACCAGGCTTAACAAGCAAGGTCATCGACGTCGCAAGAAACACTGTCTTAACTGTAATTACCGTCTAACCACGGTGGAGTTGCCTGAGACAGAAGCTCATACGCTTGTGGACAAAAGTTCACTCATTTGTCAAATGTGTATGCACAACGATCGAGAGAAGATGTGCTGTGATTTTGAGACTCCTGAGTACATGACTCCTGACTCACAAGATTGCAACTTGTTTAAGAAGCGGTCTTGACCGCCTCTGACGCAGGTTAATATTTTTAAAGTTGCTTGTTTCTCCGTGGAAGAGAAAAAGTGGATTAAGGGAGCTAGAGGCGGTGAATATTACATTAATGAACTAGGTGTCAAAGTATACAAAAGAAACCAAAGTAAAAAGCCCGCACGCAAGTTCAGACCGAGGCGAGGTGCTTTCTACAGACATCTTCAGAATCAAATTGATTCAGATGGCGATAACTTCAATTTGTGTTAGCATGCTGCTACTGCTGATGCTTCATGAATAGCATTCCTGTTCTAGGTACTGCGATCGTTAATACTCCTTACTGGCTGCATCGTCTGTACATGAGTATCGATTATCCAGTTGAAAACTTTGTCGTTTTTAATAACAACGGTCGCGGTCAAATTAATCATGAAGTCGATCTCCTAAAAGAGATACCTAATAGTCACGTAAAGAACGTACATATTTGCCACCTCCCTGCAAATGTTGGTTGTAGTGGCGCTTGGAACTTAATTATTAAATGTTTTATGAAAGCCCCTTACTGGGTTATTTCAAACCACGATGTGAGGTTTGAGCCAGGTTTTCTCAAAGAAATGAATGAGAAAGCTCAAGACCAGGAAGTCGGTATTGTCCATGGTTCAGGCGGTGGTTGGGATATTTTCTTGTTAAAAGATTGGATGGTTCAGAAGTACGGTCTTTTTGATGAAAATCTATATCCCGGTTATTGCGAAGACATGGACTACGGCATGAGGTTTATCCATGACGACGTTAAACGAATACTTGATCTTGAAGCTGATTACTACCACGGTTCTAAAAAGAACGATTATTCCGATGGCTCACAGACTTGGCGATCCGAACCAGCGATTGCTCAAGGTATTCACGTAGCCCACGAGCTGAACAAGCGATATCTTCATCTGAAGTGGAATGAGTCCTGGCAGTCTCACGTTGAGGGGGAAACTTATAAAACACCATTCAATCTTGAGGAAATGCCACCGAGTTTCACGACATTCGATTTAAGCTTTGTCCGCCGCAAGCATCTCGGGTTCTGATCATGAAAAACGTACGTCACCGTATCCCGAGCGAATGTTGGTCTGTTGATGACGACCAGGCTGCCCAAACTTTTCAAGGATGGGATTATGTTCTCAGAAGTATTAAGACCGCTACTCAGTGTCATATTGATTGTGACGGAACTTTTGTTAATTGTTTCCCTGGTGATCATTATAAGCTTCTTGCTGGTCTTATCTTCAACCTGGATCGTTCTAATGGACCAGTCAGTATGGTCGACATTGGAACACACTACGGAACTTCTGCTCGGGTGATGCTGGACTTTTCCGATCAAAAGGATCGGGTCACCACGTTCGATGTAGTTCCATACACCTCACCAACTCAAACATACCTCACTGAAGAAGACTTTTCTTCAAAACTCACTCAACGAGTAGAAGATCTTAAAGAGCATGATGTTTTTATAAGACGAGCAAAGCTTCTTACTGAGGCTGACTTTATTATGTGTGATGGGCCAAAGGACGGTATCTTTGAGAGAACTTTTTTGAGTAAACTTTCAACGTTAAAGTTTCCCACTAAACCACGTTGGCTGCTCCTGGATGACATTAAGTGGATTACTGAACAACCGTTGTGGAGACTTATATCTTCACCGAAGGTTGATCTCACTTCATTTGGTCATTTCAGCGGTACAGGTTTAGTTGACATTTCTGAAGGTCTAAAGCTTGGGTGATGCCTTTTTACTCCGCACATACAGCTAGTGGTTATTTAATTAATAACCTCAAAGACTTACTCCTGCAAAAGGATATTTCTTCTTTTGCGTTGAGTAAACAGGCAAGTCTTTCGCCGACAACGACCAGAAAAATATGTACTGATGAACGTTATATCCCGTCTCCGGATGTGTTGGAGAAGATCTGTTTGACGTTGGATGTTTCTCCCGGCGACGTTTTAGCAATACAGAGTACAATGGGGTTATCTGTTGCTGTAGGTTCCGGTGTTTTCTAGGGAAGATTACGCTTTTGCGGCTCGTTTACTCGGTCTTCCGACGCCGGTTACTCCGGACGAGCAAGCTGCTGCAGCCCCCGTCGTGGCTGAGGTCTTGCGTAAGTACGCACAAGGACGGGCTCCGAATCTAGAAGGAGAGCCCGGTGGCATGTATACCGGAGCCACACGGTCGATCAATTCTTACCCAGATGTTGATGACCCCATGGGTCGCAACCAATTAGCTGCACGACTGCGTGTTGAAGAGGTTGAGCCTCCTTCGATGGACCCTGTTCTCGTCGAGCTTCTCGAACGAGTCTGTCAGCGTCCCGATCTCATGGATGAGATGTTGATGTTCCTGGACATGCTTGAGCAGCAGAGCGACAGGCACATGGACGAACTTTCTTCTCAACGCCCTGCAGAGTACGACACGCCCAACATGGGTGATAACTATTCGATGCTGAATGCTCCTTCGAGTAATAACATTCCTCCCTCTATTCAGTATCAACAACTGAGCTGATGAACCACCGCGAACAACAACTACGCGAACGGGACATTCGAAACAACGTTCCCGGTGTGGATGCTGGTGACTTCTTACGTCGTTATCTAGCTTCTAACTTCCCACAAACAGCTGCTATTGCTTCTAGACAGCAGAGGGAATCCCAAGTTGCGCCGATGCTTCCTGGTGAAAATGACTTAAAATCGATAAAGAAACCGCTTAGCGGAACACAGTACGACAAACCTGGAGTGAACTAATGCCTGGTCCTGCTGCTGCCCTTCCTGCTCTTCCTGCTGCTGGCTTAACTAAAGCTGGTCTTTTAAATTCCTTAGGTGGAAGCACACTGGCTGCAGCTTTAATCCAAGGGCTTTTTGGTCAGGGAGGCGCTTTACGTTCCACCCCGGCACAAGTAGGTACGGCAAGTAAGTTTACTATTCCACAGTCTGATGTTTTGGGTTTATACCAGTTTGTTGAAAAACAAAATAAACTTCGGGCAGCAGCCAATGCTATGGGAGCAAATTATGAATACTTGGATGCTGACCAGATCTTAGATACAACTATTGCGCGTAATAACGCTGCTCTTGAAGAAGCTGCGCGTCGAGAAGCCTACCTCGCCCGCGTTAAAGGTGAACAGCTGAATATCGGTCAAGGCATTGCTACTCTCGGAAACTTGGGCCAAGAAGGAGAAAGAACTCTTCAAACTGCAATTAATAAAGTTTTAGCTCAAGATCCAGTAGGATCTAATCAGGCACTTGCAAACTTAAGCAGAGGTTTCTGAATATTATGGCAACTTACGAAGGACTCCCTCAAGTTTTTGCTGCTTCCGTGGCTGAGGCTATGGGAGATAACCCGCTCGATCCTACTCGCTACGGCTTCAAATTTTTGCCCGAGGGGGTTGAGCGGGCTATCGAACGTGGTTACGGTCAATTAGATAAAAATGTTTTTGGCGGTTTTCTCCCTGGAGGAGCTGAAAGTGTACGCGGTAAGCTAGAGCGTTTAGAAAAAGGTGAGTTAATTCCTGCTCCTGCACAAACATTACCGGTAGATCCTTATACAGGCTCCTCAAAGATTGAACCACAACGGACAACAAGATTACCGGGTGATCAGCCGCAACCCACAACCAATGGGTTGGGTGGTTTAGTTGATGTTCTTCGAGAAGAAATACGACAAAGAGGTCAACGACAAGACCGAATTACTTCTCCTGAATACCTAGACGACGCAATGCGTCGTAGGCAACAGGAATTAGCGTACGCCACCGATCTTCTTTCAAAGGCCCAGATGGGTCAGATGAGGGAGAAGACTCGTCGTGATGTGATCGACGGGTGGCGCAAGATCCAGCAAGAGAAGATTCGCGCCAACACCGTCATGGCAACAGCCATGATGAACACCGCTTATCTCGCTGCGACTCCTAACGCTAACGTTTTAAGTGCATTAAACGTCGCATCTGACTCTGCGATGCGTGCTTTCCAACCTGGTCAAGCGGTTAACTAATCATGGGTTTCAATCTTCCTGGCGCACTTTTCGGTGGTGCTACCGGGTTTCTTTCAGGTGGCCCTGGCGGAGCTGTAGTAGGCGCACTTAGCGGCGGTCTCGGTGGGGGCGGCGGTAGTTCTCCTAGCGGTGGAGGAGGAGGTGGTGCTCAAGCCGCTATTCCTGGTGAATACTTTACACTCTATGGTGCTCAAGCTGCAGCAGCTAACGTACCGCTCACTCTTGCAGCTCAACGTTTTGCACAGCAACAAGGTGCAAACATGGGTGCCTTAGGCACTTATTTTGAAGGTTTGAGTTCTGGTCAAAAGACCATTCTCAAAGATGCTGCCACGGATTCTCAAGCTGCTCGTCAAGGGCAGATGCGAGAAGTTATGGGCATGTTGGATGCTGGTCGTTCATTGGCGACAGAAGTCGGCCAGATGAAGACGGCATCTGAGATGCTTAATCCAACGTTTGCTGCGAGAGCAGCTTCGGATTCTCTCAATGCAGATAATCGTTTAGCCGAAGCTCTCGGAGGCACCAACTTAGGCATTAAAGCTGCACAAGAAGGAGCCAAGCTCAACATTGCCCAGAAATATGCTGATGCTTTGAACTATGCGATGGGCACCAGGGCAGTTACAGAAGGTAATCTGGCGACAGGCGCACAACGTATTGCAGGTGCCCTTGCTCTTAACGACGCCCAAACCGTTAGTGATCTGACGCGTAACCAAGCAAACGTCAAAGGTAAACTTGCTTTGATTAGGGGAAACACTGCCGCCACTATTAATCTTCGTAGAGATGCTCAGGCTAGGGCAATGTCGGGTCACAACTTCTTTGCATGATCGATACTGAAGTTCAAGCCACTGTGGCTGACTGGCTGCAGTCGCTCGACAAAACCCAAAAAGACTCTTTTCTTCACTACGCAAAGAACGCGACGAGTGATATTGAGTCTTATTTGTATGCTCGTTTCATGCGCCCTTCGTACGAGGGCTCGATTGCAGATATCACTGCTTGGATTCAAGAGAAGTACCCAAAGCAGGATTTACGCAAGGTCTTGTTAATCGAGATCGATTCCTTGAAAACCGATATCGATAACGTAAGGCAGATGACCCTTACAGGGATGCTCGACCATGCCACAGCAGCGACGAAAATCAGCGTACTTCAAAAAGAACTCAGATCACATATTCAGGCCGTACGACAGCTCACTGACGGTCTTGATCGTCGCGGTCTTTTGCTTGCTGGTGCGGATCGTTGTTTACGTGAGCTTCTGAATAGTTTCGAAGACGCCCCAACCGTGGCATCCCTGTTAGAGGACGCCTCGTTAGTGGTTTGGTCGACTATCGAGCGTGAAGAGAAGTCTTGAGCAGTCGTCAAGAAATTATCGATTACATCGAGAACACAGAGTGGGATAGAGAGTGTCTACCCCACTATGGTCTCATACCTGACTGGTACTTACGCTATAACGAGCTAAGAGATCTCATTTGTGCCTACTTCCGTGGGCTCCAGGAGAGCGAGAATGTTGACGAGGGGGCACTTGAAGATACCCATGAAGGAGTCGTTGACCCCAAGAGCTAGTTCAATCTCGTCGTCTTCTTCGTTATAAATACCTCCAAAAGGCAGCACACAAGCGGGTTGTTTAGAGATTGGACGCCCTGTAACGTCTGTCCACCAGGTCAAACGGTCGTTTGTAGAACCGCTAAATAGGGCTTCAGTGCATTGACGAGTAATTTTGGTAAAGTTTTCGTCAAGCGTATACGCTCCTAAGTGGTACAGAAGGTATGTAATCTGATGTTTGCTGTCGAAGGCCATATATTTCCAGTGAAAAAATACGAGCCATTCGTTGCCGATTTTGATGGGTGATGTAGAATTAAAAGTTGGATACTCTCCAGTAACCTTTTTAAGGCTACTTGAATCGATAGTTTTGTCGGGTTGTCCAGGGGTTTTGATCGTTAGAGGGATCGTCGAATAAAGCAGACGAAGATTTTGATCTTCGCTGAAAAAACACCAGTTCTTCTCAGGTTTACCTTCAGTAAGGTTATCTCCTGCTGGTGGGTAAACACAGTCAACGACTTTACCGAAGTCGTCCACACGCCCTACACACACTTTTGGTTGATTCACCATTTTGTGCTTTGATGAGTCGTACTTGCTTGCGTAGGAACTCGTGATGAACTGCAAGTAGAGATTGTCGTCAGGAGCGATAAAGAGACGTGGATCCTCGTAGCTAAGCCGATGAGGATTTTCGCGAATTTTCTTCGCTCCGATAATTGTTTCGTCCCCGATCAACTCACCAACATAAACCTCAGTAGGAGTGTTGTTGTAGTAAAAATATTTGCTGTCGTGCCTAAATGTGAAAGCCTCTGGTTGGTTTCTCCAGGTGATCAAGCGATGACCCTTGTGAGAAATTAAACAGGGACTGAAGTTTGCTACTGATTGATCAGGCAGACCGTATTTGATACGTGTGAACGTACCTCCGATGTCCGACGCTTGCTGATAAACCGTGGGATACCCTGACCCTGAACGAATGTCGACCGGGTGCTCGACGTAGCTGAGCATAGTCTCGTAACGTGCTTGCTGAGTCACTTGAGCACCTCCATAGCTTTGGCAAAACCTTCAGCAACAGCTTCCCAGCGGTACTGGGGGTTTTGGGTCACTCTGTAACAATCGTCTGCAACTTTTTGGCGATAGGTTTCGTCCTCGTAAAGATCTGTCAGTAGTTTTGCGGCATGCTTGTAGTCGATAATGCCGCGCTCAACGTTTAGATCTTTGTCGTTTACCCAGGCTCCGATATCAATAAGTAATGCGCTTCCGTTCCAGATGTCCTTACAGGAAGTATGGTTAGGCACTACTTGCGCTTTACGACACATCGCGTGTTCGAAAGGAACTAAACCCCAGCCTTCACCGTTTGCGGTGTTAATACCAACGTCGCAAGCGTTGTAGATGAGATTAAGTGCTTCGTCTGGTGGAGCAGCGTGATAATTCATATTTGGAGTCAAAGCCACTCGTTGAGTCGGGTCTACCCCTCGTCTACGAAGCTCTGTTTCAAGCAGTTCTTTAATGTGCCAGCCAAGGTCTTTCTCAGCCATGTTTAGGTAGAGAAGAGCATCTTCTTTATCTACACAGAACTCAGCAAACGCCTTAATTGTCTGGTCGATACATTTACGTGGCTGATTACGGTTGCCGTTGAAGACAATGAATTTGTCTTGAGGTAATCCGAGACGTTTGCGAGCTTCGGTTTGATCGATCTCAAAGAACTTGTCACGGTCTAGCCCATGGGGAACCACTCCCATTTTCTTGGGTTGAACTCCGTGAGCCATCAAGCGTTGAGCTTGCTCAATGGTAAAGGTGATCGCAAAATCCCAGTCTTTGATGTACCGAAGCATAGGCATCGGATACCACTCAGAATCGGTAGGGAAGTATGCAATAAATTTAAAGTCGAACTGAGCCTTGAGAAAGTGAATGCGTTCCCAGATCTGGTTACAGATCCAGATGTCGTTTAAACAGATAAAGAAGTCAGGTTTTTCTTTTTCAACAATTTGCTGAATGCGTCCCACCCCGAAGCGATCTCCAGGGTTGTGGGCTGATGCAGGGTAAATTTTGAATGGATAGTCGTGAGGATCTCCTTGGTAGTTAATTCCATACACCACGACTTCATTATCTTTCTTTAAATGGTTCAGAACGCTATGGGTTACACGAGCGAAGCCAGTATTAGAAACAGCATCACCGTACCAGAGTATCTTTGCCATACAGAGTTAGAATTTCGCTAACAGTATACGAGCAGTCTTAAGAAAATGCCTAGTAGAGAAACTTACGCATATCGACGTGCTCTTAAAGCACGAGCACAAAGGGCTATCGATAGTAATGACTCTGCGATAGATAGTGTTTTTCATCGTGCTCAGGATGACTTTTTGACATTCTGTACACTTCTTGATAAACCTCCAGCGAAGCATATGCTGGAGTGGCATCAGGAACTGATTACAGGAGACAGCAATAAATATCTAATAGATATCGCAGGGCCAAATCTTGATATTCTGAGCCCCCGAGGTTCGGCTAAATCGACTGTCCTTAACCTATTTACAGCTTGGGTTATCGGTAAGCACACAACTGCACAACGTCCTCTGCAGATTATCTATTGTTCTTACAACATCGCTACTGCTATCCCCAAGAGTCGAATCATCAAGCAGATCATCGACTCATCCACGTTTAAAAAAATATTTCCAAAGGTAAAGCTCAAAGCAGGTATGCAGAGCGACATCGGTTGGTCAATCGACTTTGACTACGCCGGAATCGACAGGATCGGTGATGAAGAATTCACACTTCGTGCAGCAGGTCTTCGAGGATCTATTACCTCGAAAAGGGCACACCTCGTGATCGTGGATGACCCCATTAAATCAAGCTCTGACATCAAAAACCCCGCTGTACGGGAAGAGATGAATAACAACTGGTCGTCAGTTATCGCTCCGATTGTTTTTGAGGGTGGCCGTTCGATTTGTCTAGGCACGAGATTCCATCCTTTGGATATCCACAAGACCATGTTTATCCCTAAAAAAGGCTGGAAACAGGTGGCTCAGGAGGCCCTTACGTACGACAAACAAGGTGAACCTGTCAGTTATTGGCCTGAGCAATGGTCTGTTAGTTACCTTATGGGTCAAAAAGAATTAGATCCTGTTGCGTTTGCTTACCAGTATCAGCAACAGCCGGTGATGACATCTGATCTTGTTCTTTCACCTGATCTTCTTGTTAAAGGCGAAGTTGAAACTGAGTTCGACACCCTTGCAGTCGGTATCGACTTGTCAGCTAGTAAGAATGAGACTTCTGACTACACAGCTTTTGTTCTAGGAGGACGACTAAAGGATAAATATTTCATTATCGACTCTCATCAGGTCAGGTCGATTGGAAACTTAGAAAAAATCGATTTGCTGTGCGACATGCTTGTGGAATGGGGAATCCTAGAGCTACAAGGTGATCAGTATTTTCCGACTTACTCAACAATCACACTTGTAGTTGAAGCAGTTGCATATCAGGCGTCACTTGCGGCGGATTTAAAACGTGTGCTTCTTGTTGAGCGAGGGTTAAGCAACTTAAATATCCACGAAGTTAAAGGGTTTAGGGGCGACAAGATCGCCAGGTTCAGAGGCACCCTTGGAATTTTAGAAAACAAAAAAGTTACCTTTAATAAATACCGTAAGTTCGATGCTTTAATGGATCAGATCGTGAACGTCGGTGCAACATCTCACGATGACTTGCTCGATGCTTACACGCATCTGATTAACTACCTCCAAAGACGAGGCAACTACAACGTCGAGTACTGATGCAATCTATTTATATAGCCGTCACTGCCCACAACCCCCTTGCTCGTATCGAGAAGACACTTGCTGCCCTACGAGCTTACGAAACTCTACCTCTGAGGGTTTATGTAGAGTTTTTCATCGATCACGAGCACTCGTATGATCTTGACGAATTCTCTTTAATTGTTGGAAGTCATGTTCACCTCGACAGGGTTAGCTTCACAGTCGCAGATGAGTCCTACGCAGGCTTCGCACTTTGTTGGGCTCACAAACCCAGTTTTGTAAAAGCAGTAAGAGATAAAAAATATGACTTTTATATGTATTCAGAAAATGATATGCTCTTTGGCTCTAAACAGTTCGTCTACTGGCGTGATTACAAAGATGTGCTCAAACCTTTAAATCTTGAGCCTGGTTTTTGCCGATATGAAGAGTACAGAGATCTAGATATACCTTTTGATAATTACAAAAAGTGGGACCTTTATGGACTTACCCCCGATGTGTGGGGTGATATCCCTTACGAATGCGGGACGATACTGACGCCAAACGACAAGAACTTTATTGGCTTCACATCTCTAGGCAACCCTTACGCAGGTTTGATGATTCTCGACCAGGAAGATGCTGAGAAATATATAAAAAGTGAAAGCTGTCATCCTCAACTGAGTCACCGTGTGGTCGGCAAACGTAACTGGCCGATCGCTGACCGAAGTTCTATGGGTTTAGCTTTTGAGGGTTTGAAACCGAACCAAGAGCACCGTCGAGTTGTGCCGTTAATTAAATGCGGTGATTCAGTTCAGATTCACCCGTGCGGTTTGGTTAGACATCTTGATGTTAAATACTCCCCTGCTTTATACGAAGGATCAGATACCATTCATACCGAAAACATGTTTTTGACGTAATGGAAGCAGTAAACCATCCCGCACACTACTCACAAGGTGACATCGAGTGCATAGACGCGATGATGTCAGCAGCAGGTGTTGAAGGGGTCAAGTCTTTTTGCCACCTCTCTTGCTTTAAATACCTCTGGCGGTTTCAACACAAGAACGGAGTAGAGGACCTGAAAAAAGCTCAGTGGTACTTGAGTAAACTTATCGAAATAAGCACGTTAGACTGATAAAAAAATAATCCTTCATGGACATCCGCGCTTTTGGGACGGTATACGGACAGACTTCTCGACTGCCGATGTGTAGTGGGTTTGTTTGGACGCCTGCTGACGGTGAGACGACTTTTGGTACTTGTAGGGCACTTTTTGTTGAATCAAAAAGCACCCCCGGAACTGATGACTTTTATGTTCGCTTAAACGACATGGCTGTTAACGAGTACCTCCACGTAGAAAATGTTGCTGGTGACATGCAGCTGGAGTGGGGTGCCGTAACATTAAGTGGCGGATCTGTTAACGGCGTTGTCGTTCTTTACTAATGAGCGATTTTCAAGAGTTCGGTAATATTCTCGCCAAGAGGTACGCCCAGGCGGTCGGTGCTGCAAATAAACAGAGAGCACAAGAGCAACCTGTAACTGAAGACTTTGAGTCTTACGAACAAAGTAGTTTTAACCAAGAGGTGGGTGGTCCCACACCTCCGGAAATGCCTTCGACTAACGACGGAGCTGCACAATTTCAAACAGAATCCATTCCTCCAGAAGATCAGGACACAGAAGATATGAAAAACTTACTTCTTGAAAGAAGTAAAAAACGTTTTGCCATGGGTGATGCAGAGCAAAATTGAGGTAACATACTGCTACTAAGCTTTGGCGCAGTGCTGATCGATTGCTTTCCTTACTTCAACGAAAGAGAGATTCTTGAGCTTCGCGTAGAAACCCTTAAAGACCATGTAGATGGTTTTTTAATTACAGACGCAAACCGCACACACAGAGGTGATCCTAAAGAATTCACTTGCGTAGAAACCATTAAGGAACTGGGTCTGCCTGAAGAAAAGATTCAAGTTCTGCACGTAGAACTACCTTCTTACGAAGAAGCTCCTGACCCATGGGTACGAGAGCGAGGACAGCGAGATGCTCTGAGTGTGGGTTTATTCATGTTGCCCGATGACGCTTATTTCATATGTAGTGACTGTGATGAGATCGCAAACCCAGAAAAACTGAAGGAGATTAAGGAAGCAGTTGATACTCACTGTGATAAGACTGTCAGATTATCTATGTCTATGCATTACGGAAGAGCCGACCGCCAGCTCGTCTCGCCTGAAGGAGAAAAGTTCGATTGGCGGTGCGGCACTGCGGCGACTGTCGGTCAACTAAGAGATTTTGGAACTCTTTCATCGTTGAGGGCTACTACGAATAACTGGTATGTAGGCGACCGAGATGCAGGTTGGCACTTGAGCTGGATGGGCGACAGCGATCGTCGTAAAACAAAGCTTCGTAATATCGCGGAGTATTACATTTGGGATAAACCAGAAGTTCAGAAACTATGTGATGATTTTGTGCCAAAAGAAGGTAACACAGACATGCTAGGACGTGAGGATCACTTAATTACGTCTTATCCAGTTTCAAAACTTCCAGAGGCAGCCCTTAGAATAGAGCGAGTACGGAACTACCTCTTACCTGACGGTCAAGAGGTCTAATAAATAATGACAGCCTCTGTTGACGTCCGTAATCAGTTTGAAGAGATTCTTGAGGCCGCTCGAACTCAAGATCGTTCGAATCAAGCTGCCACGATGGTGGTCTTAAGCCACCTTCAACAAATGACCCTCTTGATGATCAAGAAGGGTCTGTCTTTTTATTGTGATCAAGATACTTATAAAAGCAGAACCAAGTTTATCCACGACGTTATTGAGTTAAACCGTCTTGATATAAGATTCCCTGCAATTATTAGAAACTTTTTGATTGATGGGTGCGGTCTTTTTTACTTTCGCCCAGATCCAAAACTAAAGTATCAGATTTATTTCTTCAACAAGAAACAATATCGTGTGTATCACGATGCTAATGGTCAAATTGACGAAGTTGTTATTCTTTACGATTACAAGGTAAAGAACAATAACTTGGGTCTACCCAGTGATGTTTACGGTCAGAACAAACGTTACGTTCGTCTAAGCATCACCGCTAATGAGATTACTGAAAACGAGTCCGACACTGAGCTTAGTTTTGAGCTTGAGCCTGGTGGAGTGCTTACTGCAGATCGAAAAAGACCTAATCAACTTGGATTTGTCCCTGCTGTTGAGGTTTTAAACAAGCCCAACGCCAGTGGTACAGAAGGAGAGGGTGATTTTGACCCCTTCATGGAGCAGATTGTGCTTCATGACCAAATGATTAAGAATATTTCGAAAAATATTGAGTTTTTTGGTAACCCAACTCTGATTTCAAGCCGTCCGCGCTCCGATTTAGTCGAAGCTTCGGACTCTGGAAGCACTTTTAGACCCACAATCAGCTCTCAGTCTGGTTTTGCGGGTCAAAATACGCCTTCAACACGGGTTGCGGAGCCTTTTGGCTCTGCTATGGGTGGTGGTCTGCGTGTTCCACGCATTATTGCCAACGTTGAGCCTTCTGATCGAGTCGGTTACATGACTCCGGACCCGATCAGTGGTGATATGAACCGTTACGCGCTTCTTTTACGCGAAGAAATTCGTACAGCGCTCGGCGGAGTCGATGAAATCTCTATTTCGGCAGGCGCTACTGCTACGGAGATCAAAGGCTTGATGGGTCGCGCTCAAGCGACTGCTACAAGGAAGAATAAGAGCTTTTTGACCTACGGTTTCTGTTCTCTCTTGGAGATGATGCTTTATCACCAAGAAACAGTTTTCCGTGAGTCATTTATCGCGGCTCTTAACTTAAAAGAACCTAAAGAACCTCAAGAAGTTACTGAAGAATCGGTTGAAAGGTTCCGCAAGGCCCAGATTCGATTCGAAACCAAGCTGAATCAAGAGATGAAGAAGGCACTTACTGAAAATAAAGTGCCTCGTGGTGTTATTGGTTTACCAGAAGATGGTGACCGTAATGTCAGCTACAGATACCAGGGTGATGTCTACGAAGACACTGCTTATGACGTCCTACAAAAGTCAATGGTCGTCCGCAACATGCAGGAATTGGGTGTTGAGAGTGTAGAAGCTCTTAAATACCTTTTCCCTGATAAAAATGAGTCTGAACGTGCCGAAATGTTGAAAGGATTTCCTTTCAGAATGGTCGGACAAGTTCAGTCGTCAATGCAGCAGTTCCTGGTATTATTAAACCAGATGTTGCAGTCTCCGCATCCTCTTGCGCCTGATCAACCTTTAGCGGCTGATCCTAGACTGAATATCACTCCGCTCCTTTACAGGACATTCGATCACCTTGCGGAAGAACTAACTTACTCGGGTAGCTATGAGCCAGCAGATCCAAGCTTCAACCCCGAGCCCGGTCTCCCCGGCGGCAGCCCCGGCGGTAATCAGCGACCAGGGCTCGACAACCGTCTCTCCGCAGCAGTGGGTGGTCCAAGGAGCTACCCCGGCGGTAGCTTCGGTTCCTACAGCCCAACCGCCGTCCCAGGTGGCACCGGCTTCGGATCCTTCTATCAATCCCCAGTACAACCCGTCAACGTACAACTCCTCCCCGAGCAACCCT